TAACGTTGTTTTGCTATGTTTTAGAGGGTCGGATGGCTAAGACCAACCTTCTGTGCTAAGCCCTAAAACGGATTCATAGAAGAGGAGGTTTTGACTATGGCAGATATTACGGAACGGATTGAGAAACAGATGGAGGGCACGAATCTTGCTCTTGCCGCTGTCGCGGAAGTCCTTCAGAAGATGGACGGACGCTTTCAGAAAGAGGAGCAGGCTTCGGTCACCCAGCAACAGGTCAGCGCACAGGCGTCGGCACGGGCTGGTTTGGTGAAGTCTATCGCGAAAGAGGTCTTGACCGTCCTTAAGGGGACAGACCTAGGTATGCCAGTTGCCGGTAGTGAGCGTAAGGCTAAGGCTACTGGTGGCACGCCCCAGAATGCGGATGACTCTGAGAGTGGTGCAACCATCGGTTCCCGAACCGAGGATGTGCAGAACACCATTTTGGCTATGCGCAAAGAAGAAGAAGACGAGGACGATGACGATGACTCGATGAAGGGTTACAGTAAGGCAGAGGATGATGAGGATGACGCGGACGATGAGCCTGCGGATTACCCTGTAGAGAAGAAAGGTTTTGGTGAGGACGACGATGAAGAGGACGAAGAGGACGAGATGAAGTCGATGCGTAAGCAGCTTGCTTCTATGAAGAAACAGCTTGAAGCTTCCCAGTCTGGTATGCAGAAGGCCATTGAGACCGAGTCCGAGAACCGCCTGCGTAAGATGGGCTTCCGTGAGGAACTCGGCCTGAAGGCCCCCAAGCTTACGAGTGGTGCATCCTTGGGAGTTGATGGCAGCACACAGCTTCTTAAGGCGCAACAGCAAGGTGACACCGTTGAGCAGCTTGCCAGTCTTTCGTACTCCGACCTTCGTCGGATGCAGTACAACATTGAAATGGGTAACACCGATGGTGTTCCTCGTGAACTAATCGGCGGTTAATCAGTATTTTTACAGTCAGTATTTTTACAGGAGGAAAGTAATATTATGGCTAATCCTAGCTTAACAGAATATCTAGCACAGTCTCAGCGCGGGTTGTACCAGTCTGTTTTCGGTCAAGAGTATTTGACGAAACAGACGTACTTCACGGCTGACACTGCGACTGGTATTTTTAACACGACTTATGGACGGAAGGTCTGGCAGGCATTGAACAACCAGACTCGATTCTTCAATGCGGTTCCCCGTGTTGTATGGGGTAACACTGCTGGTTGGCGTGTCCGTACCGACCGAGGGTCTGGACGTTCCCGCCCAGTCACTGAGACCGGTTCGCTCCCGACGGTAGACATCTCCAACATTGCGACGGTGGCTAGCCTACCGCGAATTGTTTCCACGACCTTTGGTGCTTCTGTGAAGTCTGTCTTCACGGCGCAGTTAGAGGGTGGCGTTGGGGATGTTCTGGCTCTGGAGAATGAGAACGCTCAGCTAGACCACATCAAGGAAATTAATGAGGAGTTGCTTGCTGGGTCAGCGTACCTGACCTCTGCTGGTGCCTCCACTACGTTCACTGTTCCTGCTGCAATTGCTCACCACTTCAAGGTTGGTGATGCGGTTGGACAGTATGACGTTTCCGCTACGGCCCATGACCGACAAGGTGGTTCCGTAGTCTCCGCTGTGAACACCACGACGGGTGTTGTTACAGTTGCGACCGGCACTACCTTCGCTGACGGTGACATTGCGTACATCTACAGTCGTGCAGGTCTAACTTCCATTGACGACATCGTTATGCGTGATGGTGCGGAGGTTGGTGGTCAAACGTCAAGGACGCGAGCTTACGACCTCACGATGGCTGACCGAGCTTCGGGCGGATGGAATGCTGGTGCCAGCGTTGGTTACAACGGTGGTACTGGTCGGGCTTTGTCCTTGCAACTCTTGGACACGGCAATTCAGAAGATTAGGGAGAATGGTGGCGAGCCTAAGCTCATCTTGCTGGGCCACGACCAGTACTTCAATCTTGAGCGTTTGCTCAACAGCAACCAGCGTTACATGGGTCAGGAAGAGTACCAGGTTGGTGGGTGCCGAGCGTACCTACCCAGGCACTCGAACTGGTTTGGTTCTGGCTACGTACCAGGGCATCCCGATTCTGCCCGACTCTGATGTTCCGAAGTCAGTTGCTACGAACGACGCAGTACTTGGTACGAACGTTTATGTCTTGGACACGGACTACCTCGAAATTGCAGTGGCACAGCCAACGCAGTACGTCGAGAACCGTGACTACTTCGCAGCGAATGCACTGGTTGTTAGGGGCTTGCTCTACACCATGGCGGAACTCCGCTGCAAGAACATCTGGGTTCAGGCCAAGATTGCAGACCTGTCCGCTTAGTTGATTAATCGGGGGGGTGAGAAATCACCCCCCCGATTACAGATATGCTAATATAAATAACAACTTCGGTG